CATATGATGGAGCAAATAACAATACCTCAACACCGGGTGATATATTTTTTATGGTATTTTACAAACCTGGAAATACAAATAATAATACTTATAGGATTGTTAGTCGCGAAGGTAATACCTCCCAAAGCACAAACTACATCAACAGATGTGGTAGCAGTAATGGACAAAACTCATATGAGTGTGGTGTTTCCAGTATGATTATTTACGAAATAGAGGAATAATAAAATGTCGGAAATTATTGTAGATACTATCGAATCTGATAACGGAGCTATTTCTTTTGGTGATTCTTCAATTGCCGGAGGATTAGTTCTTCCTGGATCTGTTGTTAATTTTGCTTATGTAGAAGAAGACGGACGTTTATCTGTTGCGGCAAATAATAATAATTGGAGTATATTAAGTCAATTAGATATTACTATCAGAAGGACAGTTCCTGGATCTTCCTTTCAATGTGTTTGGATGGTAAATGGAGAAGCCACTGGACACGACCATATGTTTACTGTATACAGAGGTGGTTCACTCATTGGATATAATACTGATGCAGGAGCACAGCGTTGGAGTGGGGTATCTCACGGTTGGTATGATAGAGACCAGAATAGCACTCAGTATAATAATAGCATTGTTTGGTATGATGAAGCACCATCCAATGCAACTTTTCCAGTAGGTAATGAGATTGTATATCGTGTTGGCAATAGATCTTCAAATACTGCCAATTACACATATTGGTTAAATAGAACTGACAGTAGAGGTGGACAAAACGCCTACGAAAACACTGTATCTGCCGGATACGTAATGGAGATAGCACCATGAGCAAATTATCAGTAAAAACAATTAGACCAAAAACAGGATCCGCAGTTCAAATTGCTAGCAACACTAGTATAGCTCTGGGAGATAATGCTTTTGCATCATCGAAAGGAACACCAGTTCAATTTGTTACCGCAAGATACGACGGAAGGCAATCATTCACTGCTGGTCCAGGATTCACTCCAAACCAGATGCCCAATACAAATATTTCAATTATACCGAAATATACGGGTTCGCTGTTATCAGTAAAGTGGATGCTTTCAGGAGAAGTTCACCAAGATGTTGTCATCCTTATTATGAAAAATGGAGTTGAGTTTAAATCACACTCAACATCAGCGGGTTCTCGCTGGAGTGGATATTGTTCTGGATGGTATGATAGAAACGAAAGTTCTACTATGTCAAATTGGTACATTAATGTTTTTGATACCGCAATAGCAGGTCAAGAAAATACATATGGATTAGCAGTAAGATCTTCGAGTACTGGAACATATACGTTTTACTTGAATAGGTGTCAAGCTACTTTGGCACAAAATAGTTACGAAAATGGATGTACTATTTCTAGTATAATGGAAATAGTTCAATAATAAATATACGTATTAATAGGAGAACTTAATAATGGCTAACATTCAGATGCATTATGATTGGTCACACGCCCTCGCTGCATTATATCCAAATGCCGAGTGGTCTGTTTCTGTCGATAAAAATGATAACCAAAGTCTTAATTGGTTGGATTCATCACCTCGTCCAAATGAAGCAGATTTAGAAGCATGGTGTGTTGAAAAATCAAAACTAGAACCTATGCGTCTTTTGAGAAGAGAACGTGATAAAGAGATGGAACTTTGTAATTGGAGAGTTGTAAAAGCAATGTCTCTAGGAGAAGAACTTCCACCGGTATGGAAAAATTATCTACAAGCACTTCGCGATTTGCCACAAAATACAAATCCCGATCAAATCAGAATGAGTGAGGAAGATTTTAAAAAAATTGATCGCTCTAGTATAAATTGGCCAACTCCACCAGAAGATCATCATTATCCTATCACCCTAAAAGATTTATACAAAAACATAACGAACCCGTTTGATTATTGATATAAATATCAACATACACAATTACCTGTGATAACCATGGATCCAACACAACTCAAAGCAAATTTTGAAGAGCAGATTGCTACAACCGAAAAGCAAATTGCTGAACTAGAAGAAAACCTAACCAAGGCAAGAGAGTATAAGATTAAACTCCAAGGTGGTCTTGAAACTCTAGGTCTTCTAGAAGATAAACCTGAAGAAGAAGCAGAAGCAGCACCCACAGAAGTAGCAGAATAACTCTCAGATCCCTTCTTCCTAAATAGGTAAGAAGGGATTTTTTGTGTGTAATGGCGTCTCCAAATTCAAGAGCTGATCTTATCACATATTGTAAGAGGCAACTTGGTGAGCCTGTATTACAAGTTAACATTGATGACGAGCAAGTAAATAATGTTATTGATGACACGTATCAGTTCTTCCAAGAGAACTGCTACAACGGTATGGAGAGATGTTTTCTGAGGCATGAGATTACTGCTGACGATATAACTCGTTTCAATAATAAAGCAACAACATCATCTGGAACAACAAATTGGGAAGAGTCTACCAACTATATTCCAGTTCCAGATCATGTAGTTGGCATCAGCAAAGTTTTTGGTTTAGTCAGCAACTCAATTAGATCTAATCTTTTTGGTGTTGAGTATCAGATGTTTCTGAATGATCTATATGCATTCGGATCTCTTGATATTGTCAACTACTTTATGAATAAGCAGTATCTAGAAACTCTAGATATGATTCTGAATAATGGTTCGTTCCAACAGTTCAGATATACACAGCGTCGTGATCGTTTATATCTTGACATCAATAAAGCATTCCTCAAAGAAGATACCTATCTTGTAATTGAGGCACATAGGATGATTGATCCTACAGATGCTACAGAGATGAATAATGATATGTTTGTCAAGAAATATGCTACTGCTCTTATGAAGAGACAGTGGGGTCAAAACTTGATTAAATATAACAACGTTCAACTACCTGGCGGTATCACGCTTAATGGTAGAGAATTGTATACAGACGCATTAGGCGAGATTGAGAAAATCGAAAGCGAAGTTCTCAGTAAGTACGCCATCCCACCTATGGATATGATCGGATAAGATGCCTACTAGTCCCTATTTTCCAACTTACTATTCAGGACACAGCGGCGAGCAAGGTCTCGCACAGGATCTTGTGGACGAACAAATTAAACTGTTCGGAACAGACATATACTACATTCCTAGAATAGCTCTAAAAGATAACACTCTTAACGAGGTTAGATACTCTAAGTATCAAGAACATTTTCAAATTGAGATGTTGCTTCAAAACGTCATGGGATTTGGAGACAATGCTGAGTTCATCTCCAAGTTTGGTTTAAGGATTACTGATGAGATTATCTTCCGAGTATCTACTAGAAGATGGGACGAAGAAGTAGCAGATCATAATCCTACTATTACTGTTGAGAGTAGACCTAACGAGGGAGATCTGCTTTACTTCCCACTAACAAAAGATATCTACGAGATTAAATTTGTTGGTAAGGAAGAACCATTCTTCCAGTTTGGTAAGATCCAATTCTATGCTATCACTGCTGAGATCTATGAGATCGGTAGTGATGACTTTGATACTGGAGTTGAAGAGATTGATGATGTTGAGATAGCATTTGCTAATACTATCAAACTCTTCATGGATCCTGGTGGATCTGGAGACTTTACTGTTGGAGAAGAGATTGTTGGTGATGAGTTCCTAGCGAAAGCAACAGGAACAACTGATGGTGATGCTGTTGATAGTATCACTATTACAGATGGAGGATCACATTATAAGCAAGCAACTCCACCTACAGTTACTATTACCGGAGGTGGTGGAACAGGTGCTACTGCAACTGCTGCGGTTAGTTCCACTGGTCTTGTTAATAGTATTTTGATTACATCAGGTGGAACTGGATATACTAGTGCTCCTACTATCACTATTGATTACTCACCTAAAGACAATAGAGCAGAAGTCAAGTCTTGGGATAATACAACCAGAGCTCTGGAAGTATACAATAGAACAGGAACCTTTACTACTGCTGAAGTAATTACTGGTCTAACTTCAGGTGCCAAGTGGAGTCCAGAGACATTTGACACTCTAAATAATACGAACAGTAACTACGATCAAAATAGACAGATCGAAGATTCTGGTGATGAGATTATTGATTGGACAGAAGGTAATCCATTTGGTGAATTTGGTAACTTTACGGATAGCATCTAATGTTAGGATCACATTTTTATAACCAAATAGTTCGCAAGAACATTATTGCGTTTGGTACGCTCTTCAATAATATAACAATGAAGAGTTCTGATCCTGATACAGGAGAAATTTTAGAGGAAAGTAAAGTTCCTCTTGCCTATGGACCCAAGCAAAAGTTCTTGGTTCGTATTGGAGAGAATGCTGTTTCTTCTAAAGTAGCAATTACTCTGCCACGTCTATACTTTGAGATGACCGGAATTGATTACGATTCTTCCCGTAAGACATCACCAATTCAAAAATACAAAACTATCATTGATGGTAATGGTGGCGAAGTTAGAGTTCAATATGTTCCTGTTCCTTATAATATAAATTTTGAACTAGGAGTTATTGCCAAATCTCAGGATGATGCTTTACAGATTGTAGAACAAATTCTGCCATATTTTCAACCATCTTTTAGTATCACTCTCAACATGATACCAGACATGAATGAAAAACGTGATATTGCTATCGTATTAAATGGTATTAGTGGAGAAGATGAGTGGGATGATAGTTTTCTAGAACGTAGATATATTACATACACGCTACAGTTCACTATGAAATCATATCTATATGGTCCATATAACACTGCAGATGTCATCAAAAAAGCAATCATCCATGAAACTTTGGGTGATCTTGATGTCGGTCGTAGAACTATTACAAGAACATATACACCCAAAGCACTTACCGATATTAACACTGATGGCGTTATCGATGTAAATGATGATGCCTTAGTTGATGCTGGTGATGACTTTGGATTTAATGAAGGAATTCAATTCTTATGAGTAACCTAGAAGATAACATGGAGGAAATCCTCAACATTAGTGCTGAACCTGTTGAGGAATCCAAACCATCTAAACCACAACCACCTAAGGTTGATGCTGAAGATCGTGAAAAAGATTACAGATATACACGTACTGAATTGTACTCCCTCATAGACAAGGGTCAGGAGGCGGTCAACGGGGCGTTAGAGGTCGCTCAGGAGTCAGGGCACCCTAGAGCGTATGAAGTCGCTGTAGCGGCAATGAAGCACGTCGCAGACATGACAGACAAACTTGCTGACCTTCATAAGAAGATGAAGGATCTTGACGAGGATAAGAAAGGTCCATCCAAGGTTACCAACAATGCTATGTTTGTAGGATCTACAGCAGAGCTTCAAAAGATGCTTAAAGATATGAGTGGGGGTAAACGCTAAATAAATCAGAGGTGTAATCTAGATGGCATACGTTAGATACGATTACGATAATGTAATTGCTGATCCTCAACCTGCTAGCACAACTGTCAATCAGTTTTCTGGCACAGAGGGTTGGAGCACTGTGACTTATAAAGATTGGAATGGTAATTATGAAGCACACGATTATCTAAATGTAGATAGGACACCTGGCACATATCAAGCTAGGAACTATGATAATACCACTAGAACTCCAGCGGCGTATCAACGCCATGATGTAGACAACGATCCAATAGAAATCTGATGGCACAGTGGAATAAGGATGCTCAATCTTATAGAGCACAGGACACAACAAATTTTGAAGTAGGGATGCTTGCCAATAAAGATGGCAAAGTTTGTGATGAAAACAATCCCCTTCCTGTTAAAGGAAATACTGATG